TCCATTTGGAGATGTTATAGAGATTCCACCAGATCCAGTTTGCTCGATTGCCATTCCACCATTAGCTCCAGAATACCTAATAATTCTAGCATCGTAGTCTGTCAAGGGATGGACGGAATGAAAGTCAATAAGAGAAGCAGTGCTTGTTGTTATTCCAGTTCCAACCTCAACTTGCGGCTGTGAAATGTTAATAGTTCCAGTTACACTATTCCAGCTTGGTCCACCAGCGAAAAACTTTGCTGGAGTTACTGCGCCATTTGCAATTGCGTCAGTTGTAACCGCGTTAGCTGCAAGTCTGCTTGGAGTAATGGCATTTTGGGAAATTGTTAATTGCCCAGACGCTACTTCAAGTCCACCACCAGCCAAGCACGCTTGAGATGTCATCACTGTCTCGTCGATGATGTTATTCATCTTCGTGCTAGTGATCGTATCAGTAGGCGTAAACGTGTAGGTTGTATTAACTGCACCCATAAAATTATTTCTGTGAGATGATTTGTCTATTTGTCACTGATCCAGCGACTTTGATTGAGTTTATCTTGGCCGAACCCTGCGTTCTTGTCAAGATCATGGTTCCTGTATAGCCTCTAATGCCACCAAGTCTGCACCTAATACTAGCCGTTTCGGATTCTGAAGCGTTTGGTGATGATAATATCTCTCCATTTAGGAATGTAGTGGTGGTTCCAATTGACTCAGCGTTGTCTGGGTCTTCAGAAGCAAACTCAATTAAGTATTCAGAGCTTTGATTTGGAAGACCCTGCATTGTGATTTGTGCATCAGTGTACCTTTTGCGCTCCATAGTCTGCAAATCATAGCCACGTGTGGTTAGTTTTGCTAAAACAGGAGAAGATGTCTTTTCGTCATTGATATTCGACACGCTAATACTGTCGTTTTCACTATCAAAAGCCTCCAGTTGGTGCAATCCACCGTTAGCGGTGACTGCATACAGGTTGTTTCTCACACCTGCGCTTCCAACAATAAGGTCTTCGATCAAGAATCTTGAATCTCCAAAGGTATCTAGCGATTCCCATCCACCATTTAAAAAGTTGTACACCAAAATTGAGTTATTTCCGCGAGCGTCATTGATTCCGGGTGCGGAATCCAACGGAACTGCAAGGTAATACCTGTTGTCGAATAGCATTCCAACTGACTTATTGGACAAGTCCTTGTTGAGCCTGTCAATATATGGCTGGATGTCTTTGGAAATTGGCTCCTCGGCCCCACGAAGGTTGTAATCGTTTAGGAATTCAACACTGTAAACACCATCGTCGGATAGGAACATCATGGTGTTAGCCCTCATCACTACAGACTTACGAGCCAAACACCCAACCTCGGAGGTTAGCTCTGTAACGCTGGTGTCCAACAGACTTCCTTGTGTTCCTTTAATCTGATGCAGGCTATTTCTGTTGAGAACGATCAATCGGTCCTCGTAGAACCCATGCATTCCAACCACATAGTCGGCAGTACCACCGCTAATTCGGAACTGATTTTCAATCTGGTCGAATGTAGTTGTGTCTAAAATGTCGGAAACAGCAATCTCGTCGGTGATCTTGCGGTCAGTATAGGTGGCTGCGTTATATGCTCCTGACTGGTCGTAGTAATACGGAACCCACAGGCGGCGTTGGAAGTGAATTCCCCAAGGAGCACCCGGCTGGTGCATAAATCCACCACCCACGCTGAACTGACCACCAAACTCAATTTGTTGTGATCCTGTTGCGGTGAAATTGGCTACTGGAGCAATAAATTTAATGTTGCTGGTTGAAGCAAATGATACCTGAAAGTCTTTTCCAACAATCGCTGAAAATTCAGGAACGGTGCTTTCATAAACATGAATTACGTCTCCAGCAAAAACAGTGCTGTTAGAAGTAGTTAGGCTTATAGATACTTCGCCATTTAACGCCGTAATGTTTGGACCAACCCCAGTAAATACCTGCGGCTGCGTATATGCTCCTCCGGGAGAGAACGTAAAACCATCTGTAATAGTCGCAACATCGACATTGAATGTGACATTCTGAGGTGCGCCAGTAACTGTTATTTGGAACGTGTCTTGTCCAGTAACTGTTCCAACGGTCTGCGTTCCGTTAGGTGGTGTGCCACCAGTTAGACCAGCAACCGTAATGCTTGTTCCAGTTACCAACCCATGCTCTCGCATGCGAATGGTGACAATGTTGCCAGCAACGCCAACGGTCCCGTTGTTCTGCACCGCTGAAATGATCGGCCTGCCATTGGGATACCATTCCAGTGCCTGTTTGCCATCGCGGAACAGCATCACCTTGTCGAACACCTGAATCATGTCTGTGTCCTCACCTAAGGCAGTTCCAGCAGGATACGGAATGTTCTCTGGGACGTAAGCAATGTTTGCCTCAACCTGAGCCAAATCAATCTTCTTTGCCACCGTATCCAACGCGACAATCACATACTCCTTGTTGTTGGTATTTGGGTCGCTGAACAAGCAGGACGCACGAACATTAGCGTTAGCGTTGTCGTTGATCGGCATCTGGGATAATGTGCCAGTGCCAGAGACAGCAGTAACTCCAGTAACTGGGAAGCTTAACTGGTTGGCTGAGACATACGTCAGAATCTTGGCTCCGTTATTGTTAGTGCCAGTAAAGGTCAAACCAGCAACTACGGCATGCCCACTAGAACCAATCTCAAATCCATGATTTGCAGACATGGTGATGGTCACCACGTTAGATGCATATGATGCAGACGAAATAGTCTTTGCAACGTCAATCAGGTAGAACGGCAACTGCAATGGATCACCACCAACTGTGAGCGCACCAGTCCTAGACACTACCACCTTGCGGGGCTTCCAGTATCCTTCCATGCGTCCGTTCAGGGACTCGCGCACTTCTCCGGGCTTTAGCTGGTTGAGTTGTAACCGCTGGTTAACGCCAGCAAATCCACGATCTCCATCCTCGGAAATCGAGTCGTCCATCCCGCCCGTGGACCGAAATTGCGACATTACGCAAAGTAAACGATCACAACGCCAGAGGTGAGGACAACCTGCGAGAAGTTGCCGCCGATACCCAACCCAGCAGGGAGCGTGATTGACTGCAACCTAGACGCACCAGAGACATTGCCAGAGGCACTCGCCACGGTCGCTAGCACAGCGTCATTCACAACCTGAATCCAGCGGATGTTGCCAGTGTAGGTGGTGGCAGCGGTCGAAAGCACAATGCTTCCACCTTGGCCTTGGAGGTCGTATGCGACAGGAGAGGACATGAATTATATAAGGTTAAAACCCGCGCCTTGCAGGCATATCTCCAAATGCGGAGGGAATTACCATGCGTCAAGGGGGAACTTGTGGGGTTGACAGGGTGCTAGTCAACCAACAGCATCCAACCAACAACACCTCCCACGCCTCTCTACGATGCGCACCAAGGGAGGTTGCTTTTTATCCTGTGTAGCTCAGCGGCACCATCAGTCCAGCGTAAGTAAAGTGCCACCCACGGGTTCGCGTGCCGAGTACCAAACGCTCTTGCAGAGGCGCGGGGTGGTAGTGTCAAGTTGCAGGGGGAACGCTAACTTGGCAAGTTCCCAGTCGGGAACATTGGGTGGGAATGGATGGGATTGGATGAAGATGTGCGTGATCGGGAATAGGCCCTTTGTACAATTTTTGAAGGGGGGGTTAATCGTCCCCGCTTTTTTCGTCGTCGGAAATTTCGACCCCCTCCCCCCTACTACTTGTTACAATGTGTATAATGCGGAGTTCTGTTCCACGGGATTGCCCAGCATCTATCGGTGTTCCACGGGATTGGGTGGTCTCCAATCTGTAATCAACCCGTTAGTTGGTGGTCTCAACACTAGATATGGTGGTGGTGCTCGACCCTCGCGTGCGTGTTGACGATTCTTTCGCGGAAAGTGCGAACGATTCCCAGCCCTCTGTCCCTTGATTCCTGTCCCAAATCCCTACTTCGCACCAGAATGCCCTGTATGCTCTTTGCCCTATCATATGGAGTCAGCACCCACAAGAAAGCCCCAGACGCTGTGTGAGCGATTCTGGGGCAATCTA